TATCTTTTTGTATAATTGGTTCTAATTTAAATGTTTTATTACCACTCAAATATGAATCTATTTCATCTTCTTCAACCAAATTTTCATTATTAGTTAAATTATTAATTTCATTATTATATAAATTATTATTTATATTATTATTAGTTGCTGTTTTCAACACACCTGTTTGCTGAAAACTACATACCTGTTTGCTGTTTTCTACATATGGTTTGTTGTTTTCTACATATGGTTTGCTGTTTTCTACATATGTGTTTGAAAAACCCATTGGGTTATTTGGGTTATCTTGGGTTTTCGTTTGGTTTGTTGTCTGGTTATTTTTGGGTTGTTCTTGGGTTGTTTTCTCCTTCAATAATATTTCAATATTTGAATAACATTCATCATCAATGTTGAAAAATGTAATTCTCTTTTCAACCCAAGTTTTAATCAAACCCATTTCAACTAAAATCTGTTTAGCATTTTCATATGATGTTCGTTTCATAAAGATTGCTTTTTCAATATCATTGTGTGATTTAAAAAAATCTCTACCATTGTAATACTCTTGTTGTTCAATCAAATACCCCAACAATACTGAGGCATCTAAACTTTTTAGATTATTGATTAAAATTTTGCTTAGGATTAAATAATTTCCTGTATCCATTATTAACTTTTTCAAATTTTTCATATATTTATTAATGATTTTATATGTATTTATTCCGTATGGACATCCCCTATTGACGTAGGGGATTTTTTATTTGTAGTAGTTATTAAGTCTATCAACGATAAGTTGTCTATCCATCTCTTTACTCTTCAAATACTCAGTAATTAGTTGGTTTATTTTAGAGCTCATCGTCATAAATTCTTTTGAACATTCATTGGAGAATTGTATTTTTATCTCATTGTTGATAGCTACGTTAATTTGACTATCTCTTTTGTTAATCTTTGCCATAATTTTTTTTGTTTTAATGTTTATTTGTATAGTAATAAATAGTGTAATAGTTAAAAAACTATATAAATATATAGGACTTTAACAAAACATTAACTATATAAAAACGAAACCCCACACTTTGATTGCTCAGGGAGTGCAGGGAATTGTGAAAAAAAAAATTATGGAAAACGCGAATTACATTAAATAAGAGCTTGGTTGTTGTAGTATTCCAACAATACCATTATCCACAATGTATTTAATCTCTTTTTCAATCCAACTAACAATTTGTTCTTCGTTGTTATCATCAATACCACCAGCCAATAATCTTGCCATATGGAGCATTTCGTGGTTCAATGTTAATATATCCTCATATGTACCTTTTAATCTTCTCCTATTGATAAATACATAGGGTTTAAACAATAAAGATAAGTTCTTATCCATTGGATGATAATTAGCCATACCAGCAATATAAGCACTATCATCAGTATCAGGGTATAGTTCAGCAACTTCCCTCGTTAATCCGTGTAGTTCATCAGTCATAAAATAATCAAACAAATCTACACTACTATTACCTATCAATAAGGTATATGATTTTCTATTTATCTTCTCCATTTTTTTCGTTATTAAATTCTTTAAGATTATTTTTTACACTTTTACCAAAGTTAATCATATCCATAATATATCTAATTAACCCCTTTCCAAACATCACCTTCCAATTTTCATCAATTGATTTAACCTCAGCATAGATTAACCCCAAACTAACCACTTTTGTTGAAAGATTTTGTATTGGGAATACATATTTGATAAATTCATTCAATAAGAATGTATCCAACATAAAGAATAATAATACAAGAGATGTATAACCTATCAACTTGGGCAAAAATCCCCTTATAAAAGCTCTACTTGTCCATTTAACTGAACTACCCTCTTTACGTTGTTTATTTACCCTACAATAAGCTGTAAGTATATCAACCAATACAAACCCTAATACCACCAATAATATTCCAGCAGCGGGGGCAAAGAATGTTAATAGGGATAACCCTACACTCAATAAAAATTCTTTTAATGTGTTCATTGTGTTTTTTTTTTAATAGAATAGCAATCCACTATCCCAACCATTTTTATTATTCGGTGTTATAACCCCATCATTGTTTGTTTTATATTGGGGAAACAACGCCTCATTCATACATAAATACTTCACAACTCTTTTTTCGTAAAATTCTGCCCTATTTTCTGCGTTATGTATTAAAAATTTTAATTCACTAAAATCAGTTGGAGAAGAAAAATCATCACTCTGCTTTTGACTACCCTTATTCTTTATTTGAAATGATAAGAAGGGTAATGCCAATGCTAACCCTCTATAAGCCTCAGCTGGTTTAATGTAGTCTTGTACTAATGTCACCTCATCAGGTGTTAATGTCTGTGCCGTAAATGCTGAATATATATAAGAATAAAATTCACTACCCAAAATGTCTTGGATATATAACTCCTCAGCCATTTGAACATTGGGCATCAAATCCTTATTATCCAAATTCCTACTGATAGGTAGGTTGTCCCTCATATATTGTTCGCTTACAAATAATATTCTTGTTGCCATATTAGATTAAAATGTTAGTTTCGTTTAATGTAAATGTTGCTTTAACCGCATTAATCTTATAGAAGAAGTTAATAACATCATTCAATGTCTTTTGATTGGGTTTTACAAAAGTATTTTGGAATATTCTATAAGCAATATCCAACTCAGCACCAGCACCCAAATTGCCAGGTACTGCAATACCCATAATGATTGGGTTAATTGTATGTGCAAAAGCAATATTTTTAATGATTGTTTCATTCGTCACTTGGAAATCATCACCCAATTTATTACCCTCCAACACTTCTATTTCAGGTAATAAGTCCTTTCCGTGTGCAAAAAATGTTAAAACCTTTCCTGCATTCTTAGCACCAGTAAAACTTCTCTTTAAACTTTGAATAAATTGTTGTTCCTCCTCCTTATTTGCCAATTTCTCAGGGAATTTTAATACTACTGAGGGGTTAATACTATTCTCAATGTTAGACTTGTGATAATAAGATATTTGCCCATCCAAATACATCCAATTCACAGCATTAGCATATGATGGTTGAGTGTAATACTCTAAGCCAGGACTATAACCCTGCCATACATATAATTGTTCTTTTTCACTTTTATCAAATGAATCAAAAGCTGGTATATAAACATAATTCTGTTGTCCTGCTCTTAATGATGAAGTCCAATCTTGGTTATAAGCATACTTCTTTACTTTACCATCAACTTTCTTCGTACTACGAATATTTGCAGGTTCAACCCTTTCAATTCTAATAATTTTTGTATGTTCAGCATTCCAAGTCACCTTTAAACAAATTCTATTTTGAATTAATAAGTCCGTAGCCAATTTATTAATGGTATTTTCATCAAACATATATTCCATCTGTTTAACCATTATTAAATCAGCCTCAGTCGCACCAAACATAGGTGTTATAGTCCAACCTCCACCAATCAAATTAAGTCTTTTAAAATCCACAATGGATGCGTGGAATGGTGATGAATAATATAAATTATTCAATATATTTGGATATTGGTTGTCCTCTCCAAAATATATGTAGTTGTTATTTAATAACTCAGTGACTGCGGGTATGTTGTAGTCATAATTCAATCCACTACCCTGCCTTGATACTGTATAAAATTTTTCGTGGTTATATGTATTACCCATAGGTAAAGTGATTACATCCACCTTATCTTTTTTTCTACCAAATTCAAATCCAAATATTTTCATATAATTATTTTTTTTATTTTATCTATATACCAATGGTATAGTTAAGTCCTCACCATCAACAATAACCTTCCCCTGCTCAATTATATTACCCGTAGTGGCACTTATACTCAATGTAATACCTGTTGATTCATATATCGAATAATCCCACATGCCAGGAGGGTTTAAATTGATTGTTGATGCCGTTAGATTAACGAATGTTGTACCTGTTTCAATAATGTCAAACTCATTATACCTCGTTTTATAAGATGAAGTATCCGTTCCAACAAAATTAACCACATTGTTAAAGTCAGTTGTTGATGTAAAACTGAATAAGTAAAAGGGGTTTAATAATGTACTTTTTTCAGTCAATGTCAATATAACCTTATTCGTACTATTTTTATCAATATTAATCATCTTTAATTTTTATAGTAATAAATATCATATTCCCCCTCTGTTAATTAAAAAAAAACTTTAACATAACTTTAACTATTTAAGTATAGACAATGTCAAAATAAAATACCTAACCCAGTATTTATTTGTATAAACAATAAATATGGGAGCAGGTAAATTTAAGAACGATTTAGCAATCGGGCAAGATGTTGAAATTATAGTATTAAACTATTTAAAAAGTATAGGGTGTGAGGTTATAGAAGAATTAAACACCAATAATAAATTTGATTTTAAAATAAAAACCCCCAAGAATGAGATACTCACATATGAAATCAAAAGTGATTACCAAATTACTCCAACAAATGACACTGGTAATATTTATATTGAATATCAAAGTCGTGGAAAAGATTCAGGTATTAGAACCTCTAATTCAAATTGGTATTGTTATTACTTCGTACATTTAAAGGAGGGTTGGTTCATTCAAACCAATAAATTGAAGGAATTATTAGCTGAAGATTTTTTTAGGAGTGGATGTGCGATTGATGGAGATGGTAGTAAATCATATGGATATTTAATTCCAAGAGTATTACCCGAATATAAAGAAAAATTTATTGTAAAAAAGTTTTAAAAAATCTATACTTTTACAAAATTGGTGATATTTATTATTGTATTGTTTATTGTTATATATATTAACTCAGTCTCCGCTCCCATAAGACTGAGTTTTTTTTATGTGAAAAACCCCCGAACTATCTTGTAGTTGGGGGTTTTACTACCTTGGGAAGGTATTATATCACTATAGCGAATTAGATTATACTTAATACAACAGATTCTTGTACCTCAAAAGCAGGTTCTGCTGATTCACTTGTGAATGTTAGAGTATAACCATTCAAGTCAGCTTTAGCTGTACCTGAACCTCCACCACCACCAGTTAAATTCACTTTATCTTCGTTAAATCCAAATCCCCAATACAATCCATTACTATCCTTAACTATTACAGTCAAGTCAGGTTGTCCTGATGCGATAAGTAATAATGCTTGTCTCTTAACTGCCTCACGTCTTGCTAACTGAAGTGTTAAAGTTTGTGAATAGAATGTTGAACCATTAACTAAATCAATCGTAGGGACTTCTTCAAAGTTAGATGTGTTCCTATTAAATTCAAACTCAACAAATGTAGTTGTAGCAGACATTGTAGCAGCCGTAATAACACCAGCACTTTCTGTAAAAGCAGTCACAAAATCAGCAGGAGCGATGTAAAACTTTACAATACCACCCGCATTGTTATCACAGCTTTTTAATATACTTGTTAAACTATTACAAACAGCCATTTTATATTTATATTTTTTTTTGTTTATTTTTTGATGATGGGGGGGTTATTTACCCCCCCTTGATAAGTCCAATTATATATTAGAAATTGTAATAAACGATTTCGCTACCGATTAAATAATCAACACCGAATTTAAATCTACCTGCAATTCTTAATGTATCAACAGCAGCAACATTCCATTGAGGAACAACTGTCACTGATTCATAATCATCTAATAAGTCAGTCAATAACAAGAAGTTAGATTTTACACCTGCAACCATTGTGTTAGTTGGTAAGCCTGGGCTCCATACTAAAGGTATTCCTAAGAAGTTAGGTTCTTTAGCTCCTACATAGTATGCCTCACTTGATGCAGCAGCTACAGCTTGTTGGTATAATTTGTAAATTGCAGTTGAAACATAGATAACCAAGTCAGGATTACCAATGATTGTCTGTGGGATTAAATCATAAACTTCTGTAATCTCAGCGATAACATTATTCAATGTGATTGCAGTTGGTGTTGTAGCAGTAATAACTGTAGCATCAGCCGAAAATTTAACTTGCAAACCATCACAAATATTTTGAGGATAATTTACAGATGTTGCACTACCCTGCCATACAGCCAATTCCAAGTCATTCTGTACTTTTTTCTTAACTTGCTCCAACATATAGTTAGTGAATAACTCAGGGGCAACCTCACCTGTATTTGAACCTGCTCTTAAATACTCACCCAAGAAGTTAGCTTCAAAAGTAGTAACACAAAGTTCTAATTGAAATTCTTTATCACAAACCTCAAAAGATTTTTGAGATAATGTACCTTCACCCGCAGGGCTCCAAGAACAACCAGCATCTTTAATTAATTCACCCGCATCATACTGAGGTAATTTAACTTTTGACTTTACGCCAGGTATTGTTCTAAATGTTCTAATTGTTGTTCCATCTAAAAGTGCTTCACTGAAAAAATCAACGGCATCTTTACCTTGATAAGTTGTGTTGTCAGTTATAGCGAACTTAAAATTCTTACCTAAACTTTTCATATTTTTGTTAATTTTTTTTTAGTTTTTTATTTCTATACAAATATATAGATATTGTGTTTATTTGTTAAGTGTTATACTTGCGAACCTCTAATTCTTGACAATCTAAATTTTAAATTATCAACCCTTGAAAATTCTTCCATTTCTTCTTCTTCGCTATGTTTAGGCATATTACCCTCCAACATATCAACTCTTGCCTGTAATTCACCGATAATTGTTCTCATCTCCTCAAAGATAGGATTTACAACAGCCATTACTTCTTCTGGGGTTACTTGGTATTCAACTTTATCTTTACCCATTTCTTCCTCAGTTTCACTTGTAGCAGCAGTTCTAACTTCGTTGATATAACCCTCAGCATCCACGAATAAAGTTGTTCCATCTTCCAACATATATTCACCTTCGGGTGCTGATTCTCTTGTACCATCTTCTTTAACTATAAATACAGATGAACCGATTGCCATATCACCATCAATAGTAATCATATCACCATCTTTAAGTTTGTAGTCTCTAAAAATTAATTTTTTGTTTTTCATATTAAAATCTTTTTTATTTGTTTTATTTAGTTCTTCATTTCTAATTTGTTCTAACTTGTTAGCTGCCCATTCAATACCTTCAGTACCACCCCATCCTAACCAAGCAACATATCCTCTATCTTTCCAAGGTGTTCCTTTATATTCTTCAGCAATCTCACTATTCTCTTTATGGCGTTGAAATCCACTCATACGAGCAATAGTTTCCTCACTGATATTCTCACCATTACATAATTGATTTGCTCTAACCCATCCAACTTGCGTCATACCTTTAACCTCATCTCCGTGTTCATCCCTCCATCTTAATACTTTACAAGCATTCTCACTTGCAGCCTTGGGGTAATCATTGTATGATTCAAACGTCATTACATCTTGTGTTAGCTTTTGATACCTAACACCAGCATCAATAAGATATTGCCACACAGCAGCTCCTACTGATGGGGACTTACCAATGTACCATCTACCATATTCATTCTCACCTTCAGTAATACATTCAGCATCACCCAATACAATACTTTCAAAATCATCTTTATCTATTTGATAATATCTATATCTACTACCATCGTTGAATGTTAATATCAATTCACCACTAACATCATTATACCTATAACTTTCAACATTAGATGATGCAACACCACCTTGGATTATTTCAAATTCTTTTTTGATTTGGGATAAACTCAACCCCATCATTCCCTCAATACTGAATCCTGTTTTATCACTTTCTTTAATTTTTTTCCAGTATTC